ACGTGCTTAGACACGGAGGACAAATTCCCAAGAGCACGATAGCTGAGAAAGATCCCAAAAAGATTCAAAACAGGATGTTGGGGGTCACTCTCAGTGACACGGAGAATTGGAAAATGAGCGGTATCAACAGTGCTGGTTTCTGGTCACGTTGGTATCTCTGGAGTTTTCCTTCTTTCCGTGAGGTTGAAAAGTTTATGTCTAAGAAGTTTGGTCTAGTGTTTACTCACTAGCTTCGGGTTCATCAGGGGTGGCCACTTCTTTTAAGATTTGTTCGACGAGTTCAGTTGGCCCCAATTCAAGCATTTCTTTGAGATCTTCGCAAGTATCTTTCATTTCTCGTTTAGCAATGTCAAAATCGTTAAGGGGTAAACAATATCCATCATCATCTCGGCGCGCACATTGCTCAGCCTTGACTAGATCAACTTCCCTATAAAGTTCTTTCATCTCCTCTGTTGGCTCTATGTATTCTTTGTTGTAGTCTCTCCACTTTTTCATCCCCCCTAAAGTCAGAATACTTTCACGACCCGGTTCAGTGTAGTATTTTCCATCTTCTTGGATCTTATTGAAAAAGTCCTCTGACGTGACTTCATCGTATAGTTCGCAGAGCTCCGGTGACTTTTCCTGAATTTTTGTGAATATTTCAATCATCTGGTTCTTCACAGTCAGATCCTCACTCGCCAGTTCATTTTCGGGTAAATCCAAACTCAACAATCTCAGTTCATTGGATAATTGAATGAATTTCTTTATTTTCTTCAATCCGGTGCTCCTGAGGAAGTGAGGACCAGTCCTTGGTATGAGACCAGCGAGAAACGCCCCACTCGCAGAAGATGAAGACATCATACAGCAACAACACAGTAGAAGAATTGTTGCCATTTATAATACTTCATATTTTATTTCGGAGACCCTTCTTCAGTTGAACCCCTTTCAGTTCAGCTAGAAGCCTGGCTCTTGTGTTGTTCACGGGTGGTCTCGTGAGAGGTCTCATTCTGGGAGGGGGGGGAGGAGGAGGAGGAGGAGGACGGGGTGTAGCCCCAGTGGGGGTCGAAATCAAAACTGTTTTACAAATTTTGATAACCTTTTGGGCATTCTTCACACTGTTCTCAAAGTTCATGGTAATTTTCGAACGAAGTTCTCTCCCCGTGAGTTTGACACGCTTTCCATCTACGTTTTTCGTGACACGTAAACCTAACTTCTTGGCTTTGTTTCTCAAATCGCGGTACTGCATATACTATCAATACAGAATAAAATCCTTGAACGTAACGATATCATTGTCGTTAATGAGATGAATATAATTCATTTCTTCACCATTTAAACATAGAACATCAACAACTGACTGGTCATAAACCTTTTTTAAAGTGATTCCCATACTATCCAGGTGTAATAATATTATAACCAAATCATCGAAATCGAGTGATGTTAGACCCATACGAAATTTTACTTTGTTTACCATAAATGATCCATCATCATTTTGAACGAGAAAGTGTTTCTTAATGAAATGTTCAGTGTCGTTCCTGGGTGAGATACCTATACGATTAGCTGATTCAGAAATATTCATTAAATCGTGTAAACCAGAAATTAACTTCTTGACAAACTCTTTTTTGATCTGGGAGAGGGACATCTTAAAATGTATAAAGATAAAAATGGAAACTATCATAATATGAACGATGTCATTGAATTGAGGGTATTAATACATAAGGTTCTTCTCCCAAGAATTAGAAACCTTGAAAATGAAGTGAGTGCACTTAGAAAACACACATGGCCGTACGTTCAGGGTAGAAAAGAGACGACTCAACTTGACGACATGGAAAGCAAAATCGACTTCATGAAAAACCTTGATGATGCAACAATCAGGGACCTAATAAACAGGAAGTCGAAGATGTGTAGAACGTCAGGGTCTCAGGGGAGGGAGTACGATATTATAAAATATCACGTATAAGTATATGGATATTATAAGCTTACCGATCACTGCACTGACGACCATGTGTGGTAGTGTGTCGGCGATGTTACCAGCCTCTAATCTTCTTCCCACATCTGACGGACCCCTAAACGACCAAGAACTTGGAGGTTACGCTGTAACCGTGTTGTGCCTGATCATATGCATGTACATGATCATCAAGATGCCATTCAAAACCCCACCAATGATGGCTGCCTGCTGCTGCTTCCTTTCGTCGTGTAGCACGAGCACTTCGAGAATAGCCAAGGATGTTCAAAGGCGTGTCGGGGAAACCCCCGACAGTGGAAAGTCAGAAGAAAGTTAAAAAAAATTGTCAGTTCTATAAAGATTTACCGTGAATGGATCAGTTTTACCAGTTACTGAGACTGCTTCATTTCCATAAAGTTCCTGACACCCAATGTCGTCCATACAGTCTCTGGAATTATGAGACAGTGGTATAGAATAAAGGTTATCACCACCAGTCGTTGTGTAGTAATGATACCTATCCCTTTTACCACGGACTTCTTTACCATACAGGGGTAACGTATCACCCGAATCACTCGTTATAATTCCCATTTGTTGCATGTGTCCAGGTTTGTATTGCTTAATCGGTGGCCCACGGAATTCTGGTTCCCTTGTTGGCATCCGAACGGGGGGGCGTGGGAGCAAAGGAAGTGGTCTTTGCATGGGCATGTTAATCTTGACAACCTTAGGGTTGTGCCACATGTATGCAACAGCAATTGTCAAAGCGAATAGGATCAACCACATGATCTGTGTCTTTGTCTTGTTCTTCATTTACAATATCCAAAGATTTAAATTAAAGGAGACTTTTGTTTCTTTAACAGATGATCGTCTTGGCAATCGATATTGGGTATCATAATATGGGTTTAGTTCTTGCTGAATCACTGACTGGTCCCTCGATCAAAGTCGAATACATCAAAAAGGTTAGTCTTGAAGACTATAAGTATCTGAAATCCAATGATATGGTCGACTTGGTTCCTTTATTCGTAGAAGATCATCAGGCAATTTTTGATTCAGCTGATAAAATACTGATTGAAAGACAACCACCGGGTGGATTTACGAATATAGAAATACTTTTAAATTACATGTTTCGAGAGAAGGTTAAACTCGTTCACCCTATCAGTGTTCACTCTCATTTCGGTATGAGACATCTAAATTATGAAGAGAGAAAGGAAAGATCAACTACAATTGCAGAAAGATATACAAATTTCGAGATCCCCTACGAAAGGAAGCACGATATTGCTGATGCGTTGTGTATGATCATTTATGATAACTTCAAGAGCACGACGCACTTTTTCGACAGGTTCAAGTATATGCCTAAGATTTGATTCGTCGAATGCAAGCAATCACCACGACAAGTGCCAAAACGTATGGTCCAAAAGTGTGTAGAATTACACTGATTGTTCGAACCAGGATTTCAACAATTGTGAACGTATCGACTGAAACTTGTTCCACAGTCGTAGCACCTTTTTCAACGATTCCACCTATAGCTCCCGTGATTGAAAATGGTGCTCGTATGCATTTCAGGATTGCATCTCGAATTTCACATTTTGATCGTAATACGTTCATCATGAATTCGTGTTCTGCCATTCGTATGGCTATTCTTTCTTTGTTCGTGTAATAGATCAAAATAACTCTGTATCGATAGTTTGTATATTGTTCGTATATCGTTTCTGAACATATTAAACTTACCAATACGGTAACGAGTCCTAAGAACTTCGCTCGTATCATTTGTAATTTGGCACTCTCAAGCTTTATGTACGTTTAGAATGGGTACCATGAGCTTGGAAATGTGGTGTTCATCGAAGACGTGAAAAATTCGTTAAAATCAAACCAGCTCTGTACGCCCTCTGTCGATTGCCACTATCCACAGCTCCAAATTCGAAAGCGTTAAAAAGTTACGAGCGTTTTTTGTTTTCCATACGATCCGGTACTACGATCCGAAATTTCGTATGTTTTGGATTTTATATTTTCTCATGAGACCCATTCCTTGATTTACGTTACCCGATTGGCTCACGAAACTGACTGACGAATGAAATGCTTAGTTTGATTTACGAATTTCTCTTAAAAATGAATTATGGGTTAGTCGATTTTTCTCTAAGGGAGTTTGATTTTTCTGAATTTCTCTCGATTTTTCTCTCAGGGAGTTTGATTTACACCTTTTTCAGTCTTTTTTTTTCACCGTATATAGTACAATGCCAACTTCTCAACAAGTTCGAAACGCCAAAAGTAAACTAAAGAAAACCCTAACCCGCAACAGGAGTAAACCAATGTTACCCAACAGACAGTTATTGAACCTCATCAAGGTGAACAAGCACATTCAAGCCATCAAACGAAACCTTCTACGAGTGCAGGAGATGGTTAAAAACTCCAAGAAGTAATCAAGGATAAAGAAGAGAATCGTCAAATACCAAACATGTCTCTCGCCCTCACCTTTATGATCCCACCCACCCGCAACGTAAAAACTCGGGTATTCACTGATCCCACACAATACGATACAGAAGTTAATGCAGCCCGTGGATTTAGCAAACCATCTATTCGTAAATCTAAACATCAGACTAGCACATTTGAGGCTCGTGTCGCTGCAGCCAGGGAGGCTGTTGGGGGTATTCCACCAGTGATACGAGTCATGAATGATTTTAGTCGTTTGAACAAAGTGACTGAACGCGAAGTCATCGAGGCTCAAAATTTCTGGGGGCAATCAATCGTGGACATTTCGAATTGCTTCCTCTTTGGTGAGAATTATGTCGATCTCGCAAGTGAACGTGCAAGTCAGTTATATGGGTATGATCATTCTAATGTGCTCTTCAAACCCACAAAGGCTTCAGATCAACCATTTCGCCCCACAGCTAATGACGCTTTGTCTTACTTTGTAGGTCATGATGCTGTAATCAATGGTTTCAAAGAAGATCAGGGGTTTGCCATCAATGCCAAAAAGGGTTTCAGTAAGGTCATCTTCAAGAATCATCAAATTGACTGTCATAATGAAGTGGCGCATGCAATGGGCACATACGAGTTCACATGTGCCACAACTGGTGAAGTTTCAGAGGTTGAATATACTTTTGGATACAAGCGCAATAAGGATGGCAACGTGCGTATCTGTCTACACCATTCCTCCATCCCGTATACATCGGGTAACATGACGACTCACACGAAACCAGTGGAATCACGTGTGAAGCGCAAGATTGTAGTTGACCCATCACAATTTGATGTAGATGAAAATGATATTCGTCATGTCTCTATTGGTGTGGAGTCCCAATAAGTGAATTTAACTTTTGGGTGACTGAACATATTCTGTTATCGTGTTCTTCCCTCATAACTTCATACTCCCCTTGAATCCTTTGCAACAATTCTTCTCTGAATTCACAATCAGTATTATTCTGTATGCATTCAGACAAGTATTCATATACCTGTGTCATGTTCATATACATGAAATATAAATCACTTCTCCGACGGTTCAATTGGGAAACTTCCTCGTCCATCTTAGATGATTTTTTTACCTTTTAGAATCTTACTTAGGTCCTCGACAAACAGGTT